GCAATCTTAGAGTACTTCATTTCTTCTGCCACTCGCCGACCAATCTCTGTCTCGAGGTGAGCAAAACGACCACCAAGAGTAGTGGTTTCATTTACAATCGTGTCGGCAGAACGACCTAATTCACGAAACAAAACATCTGTCATAACGGTATTCATATCAAAATATGAAATACCGTCACGCCAAACAGGCCAAGTACCATTCTTTGAATCAGACAAATAAGCCTTGTTATGTAAAAAAGACATAAGGGTGTTGTACTCACCCTCAGTAATATTTGCACTAGAAGAAGATAAACCCTTCAAACGTGCAAACTCAGCCTCTCTTGTAAGTTCACTAATGTTATCAAAATGATGCATCAAACCAGGATGCTTATCTACCAACTCATCCCAAAACAAATCAGAAACACCATTAAGACGCAAGTCAGTCCTTAAATCATTAACACCCTTGCCTAACAAACTAGAACTATAAGTCTGTGACCGAATAGAAGAAAGCTTCTTGCGTGACAACTCTGCAGCCCTTACAGACTTCTCATACGCACGTCTTTCACCAAGAAGTTGATTACGCAAATCAGACAAAATACCCTGAACCCTCTTAGTCTGCGTACGAGCCCAAGAAATGTGCTCATCATAACGACGAGCCTGAACTGGATTCTGTGCCCTCAACTGCTTTTGACGAAGCATGTAAGCTTCGTCTCGCACAACAACAGTACCAAGTGGCTTCTGTGACAAACGAACTTCTTCTGCCAAACGAAAAGACTGTTCCGCCATGGCATCCACATCATCAACCCAACTAGATACGCCAAATATACCATCCGGTGTATTTGTGCGACCATACTTAGGGTCCAACAAAACAGCAATGCGCTTCTCATGAGCTCGTCTAACAGCGGGAACAGTATCCTCGGCAGCAATGACCGCCCTACTCTCTTGAACTAAACCATCAACATTGCGTCGAAGAACATCATCCACAAAATCATCACCAGGAACAATGCCAAAATGTGAAACCTTTTCCACTGTGTCAAGATATTCGGCACGAGCTCGTGCAGCAAGAATATTATCCTGCTTAACAAATGTCTGTTCAAGAACAGCAAGCTCCTGAAACTCAGGACTCAACTGCCTACGCATCTCAACCAAAGCATCAGGTAAACGCCACTCAGAAGAAACCTGACGATATGGTTTGGCGTTAGGAAACCTCTTAGCATATTCCGCATCAGGTCTAACTCCAGAAGGAACATAAGGACCACTAACAATCTCCTTAACTTCAACAGACTGTCTAAAACGAACACGACCAGCCTTCGCACGTGAATCAATAAGGTCAATTAATCTTGACCGCTCTTTCCCTTGTGCAACAACATCAACAATAGACTCCATCTTATTCCACTGACGAACAATAGAAGCCATGTCTTTAACATCTTCACCATAACCAGCAAGTAACTTAACATTACCAGTTCTATAAAATTCAGACAAAGCAGCATACTTGTGAGGAAGAATTGGAGCAGACTCCAATTCTTTCAATGCAGCCTGACGAGCAAGACGCTCCTGAGTATAAGGAAGAGAACCGTACATCTCGTCGTAAGCCTTACCTGCTTGTGCAACCCTAGAACCAGCAATCGGTTTCGCAGTTCGCACAGCAGGTAAAGTGTTGTGCACAGCCTCAAGAGCCTGCAGGTCACGCATAAAACGTTCAGAGTTATCTACATAGTTTTCAAGACTCTTAATAGCAGAAGCAAGGTGCTTCTGACTTGCAGACTTGTTTGCATGCAACTTCTGCAAAGTCTTAAACTCTGGCAGAATCTGATTGTATTCTGCCTGCAAAGCAAGACGACGTTCATTCACTAAAGCAAGGTTTGACTTACCTTGTACGTTCTCAACCAAACCATTAAGTTCTTCTAACAGACCATTGGCACGACGGGTAGAGTCGTCCAACTCTGCCACAGCAGCGTTAAAAGTTTCGACGAGCGCATCAAAGTCTTTGGGCTCTACTTCGCCAGCCATAAGAGTGTCCAACAAATCACGTGTCTTAGCACGGAATGCCAAGATGTCGCTACCCGGATTACGCACAGAGTTCAATCCATTCTGTGCAGTACGCACAGAATCCTGCAAAGACTTGAACGCAACGTTAATAGTCTTCTGTGGAGTATTCACCAAAACATCTTGCACAAACTTGCCATCAGGCTTCATAGTCTTGCCAAGTTGGCGCATCAGGTCAGGAGCGTTCTTAACCAAGTATTCGTGCATGTTGGCAGAGCCGACTTCTTCAGCGGCCTGACGGACGTACTTAGAAAGTATCTTCTGACCATCGGTATCAAAAAAATCAAACTTAATTGAGTTACCCATCTTGGCATTACGAGCAAGATAGTTCAATCGGCGAGAAGTCAAATCCGCTTCAGTAAGAGTATGACCAAACCAAACATCACCAGCAACAATTCCACGAGACCTAAACGAACCTGCAGTAGAACCAACATCAGAACCATGAGTAATAGGGTCGGTCAAGTCAACATCGCCAATCAACTTGCTAAAACCAGCATCACCAATCTCATCATGAAGCTTCAAAGCTTCATCACTTGCCATACGAGGGAAATATTCGACTACACGATTCATCGTAAAGTCTGGGTCTGCAAGACGCTTAAACGCTTCAACCTCGTCAACAGTAGACGCCAACCATGCTTTGGTGGCATCCAAAGCCTCACGCTGTCCAACACTCAAAGAAGCCAAAGCTGCAGCATCTGGCTTCTCAATCAACTCACCCATCCGATAACGAATGCTCTCAAAATCGGGATGATTAATAACTCTATTCATAACAGCAGTCTCGGCATCGTCAAGGTACCTAGCATTACCTACACGACGAGCATCTTCTGCAGACAGAAGATGCCCTACATTGTTTGCTTTATCTAAAGGGAGTCGACCAGCAGAAAGGTCGGCACGAAGATTCCTAATATCATCAGGAGACATGCCCTTGACCGAACCAGTACCAGTCGGTGTTACATACTTCTGAATAAACTCACCAAGACGAGTGTTGGTCACACCAAGACGAGTCCTAGTAATACCATATTCCAAAGACTTCCCAAACACACCAGTAAACGGCACACGAACACGAGAACCAAAATAATAAACACCAGGACCCTTAATACCCATTTCAAGAGCCAACTCCTTAGGAAGTGCACTCTTGCCAACAGAAGCAACTTGATGATAAAGGTCATCAATATATTTACGACTAATACCAGTCTCACCACGTGCAAAAGCAGCTTCAAGCCGAGAACGAGTAAGGTCCGCAAGAGCCTTGCGACCCTCACGGTTAGAAACATTCTTTACACCACCCAAAGCAGCACGAGTAGTCAACTGCTTACCCTCAGCCGTCAAAGCACCCTTAACAACGGCCTTCTTAGCAACAGTAGAACCAAGAGTCGCATAAGTCAAAGGGTCAAATAGCACATCTCCAGCAAAACCAACAACACGACCCAACCATCCCTTAATAGGAAAGGCTGTGCCAAAACCGTAATTCACATCTTTGGTTTGTTTTGCAAAATCCGAAAACGACGCAGTCGTATTCGAGTCTGTATCAAAAGCATCCATGACTTCACGTAAACCAGATACCACAGCACGACGTGGTGTATCCAAAACTTGCAAAGGAGACATAACTACCTTAAAAGCACGACTATTCAAAATGGATGCCAAAGGTCCACCAGCAGGCTTTTCACCTGCAGCAATACCCTCAAGCTTAGATGTCAGTTCAGGATTAAAAGTCTTACCAATGTCTACACTTTGTTGCAACTTGGTCTTAGCAGCAACCAAAGGGTCAGGTAGTTCACCAGCACCTTGATAAGCGCCACGATTAGCACGGTACGCAGCAGTTATTGGATTGCGACTGTCACCTAAAGGATAGTAAACCATTACTTAGTCGACTTGTTCAACGCACCAGACTGAGCCATGTTAAACAAAACATCCATAAAAGGAGTACGACCAGAAGCGTCAAGTCGCTTCTTAGCCTCCTGAATGGCAAGAGCATTTTGCCATTGGAAGGTAGGGTTAATATTCGCTTGACCTTGCCCACCCTTTTGGGTAAGCATCTTCTGTGGCACAGAAGTAACTGGGGCACCAACTGCACCCTTAACCCAAGGAGCAGTGTTCGCATCAAGAATAGCTTTCATAGCAGCAAAGTTTGAAGCATCTAAATCCCTAACCTTCTTGTCAACAGCAGATTGCTCCATAGAATCATCAGACGTGTAGGTAGCAATCTGTTTGTTGTAAGTGTCCAAAGCCTTCTTGTAACGCTTCGCATCAGGAGTAGTACCAGTAGGGCCAAAATACCTTTGCGCATCAGCCCAGTTTTGTTCTGTAACTCCAAGACCAGGAAGACCAGGAGCAGCACCCTTTTGAATAATATCAAAACCTTTCGGTTGAGTCTTTTGACTACCAGACAAACTATCCAACAAAGTACGAACATCAAAAGCATTAACACGAGTACCATTGACCATAACGGAACCACCAGCGTCAGGTTCGCTCTGCAGAGCAGCCTCCAAAGTCTTAATCAAAGTTGCTGGCTTAATACCAGTAGTAGACATCGGTGCATTAGGTCTGTCAACCATTGGAAGGTCATACATCTTCTCAGGATTCTTTGCCTTATAAGCAGCAAGATTTTTCAACATGCTTGGGAAAAAATAATTAACAGCATCTTCGTCAAGACGCGATACACCTTGAGCATCAGGTGCAAACAAAGAATAACGGTCATCCCTGCCAGGTAAACCCTTACGCTCTTCAATAGGAGCATACTTCAAGGCTGCAGCATTAAGTGCAGATTGAGTAGCAATCTGCTCAGAAACAAACTCATCGTAAATCTTCTTGTAAGCATCAGCATCTTTGACAGATGGGTTCAAACCCTCACCCTTAGAAATAGCTCCAGCAATAATATCATTTATGCCAGAATCATAATAACCACGACCAGATGCAGCCTCATCGGCAAGCAAAGCAATCAAACCACCAGCAGCATAACCCTGCTGCGTTTTTGGTTGATTCTGGTCCTGTAGAGCCTTAGCCTCGGCGTCAGAAAGACCAGTCTTGCGAGGTGTACCAGTCTCGGGAGAAAACAACTCCTCCAGGTCTGCTTCACTCCAACCAGCACTAGCCAGATACTTCTTGACCAGTGCCAACTGTGCAGCAGTTGGACCAGATGGTGTTGGTTTATCAGCCATACTAATAGACCTGCTGGTTACATTCCACGTCGAGCCATTAAGGCTTGAAGCATTTCAGGAGACAACTTAAGACCCGGTATCGAAGTATCCAGTGTTTCAGCAGGTGGTACAACAGGTGGCACAACAGCGGCAGCATTCGGATTCACACCCAAAGTAATCAACAACTGTTTCAAACGCTCGTCCTCCTGTGCTTGATTAGTATCAATACCAGATATCTGAGCTAACAAATCCTGTGCAATCTTATTCTTCGCAGCAGTTGCAGCACTCTTAGCACCAGTAACATTAGATGCATTCATAGCAGCAAGTTGCGCCAAAGCATTAGAACTACCAGCCCTAGCCTCTGTCATACGAGAAGCATCAGACGCAGTAGACATGTTGGAAAGAACTTGCAACAAGTTGTTAAACTGCTGAGCAGTTGAACTATTAGCAGCATTGGTAGCACCAAGATACTGCTGTGTAGGATTAGTATCCAAACCATAAGCCTGCATCAACTGTGACATATCATTACCAACTTGCCCAGCAGAAACACTCTTACCAGCGTAAGGATTGTTTGGATTCTGAGTAAGGTAACTAATCAAATCATTGTAAGCATTTGTGGTGGTGCCAGAGGCATCACCATAAGCACCAGAAATGTCACCCAACTGAGTAGCAAGATTGGTATCAATAGAACCAGACGCAGTACCAGCTGCGGTGTTGGCAGCGTCACGCTGCCCACCAAAAGCGTCCTTCCAAGAACCACCAGTGTAGTAATTACTTGTATTCGTCTTTAAGTTTGCAGCGTCAGTATTTACCTTGTTAAGTGCTTCTGCAGCAATCTTGCGGTCCTGCTCATCTTTCCAAATCTGCCAAGCAAGAGTCTTTTTATTCGTATTCGCATTGGCATTAGCAGCAGCAGTACCAGAACCAGAACCACCAGAATTAACAACAGGAAGTTGACTCCAATCAATACCGCCAAAATTATCTTCTCCAACCAAACTCATATCAAACCAGCCCTTCTATTCATAATAATTGCAGCATCCTCAGCCTGAGCACGTGTTTTCTCGCTCTCAATATCAGCCAACAAATTCTTGTAGTTACCCAAACTGTCAAAATCCTGTTTATCAGCCAAATAATTAGTTTGGTCAAACTCGCCCTGCAACTGACCCAAAGCATTAATCCGACTCTGAGCCAATCTATTTGCACCAACACCTGTAGCACCACTCTTAACGTTCGCAGTGTTCCGTCCACTACGACCAAACGAAGCAAACAACTTTGGAGTCGCATCATCGTAACTCTGAGTCAAATCCCTCTTGCCACGATTAAAAGCATTCTGCGAAAGAAAACGAGAGTACAACTGCATCGCCTGGTTAGAACCATAAGCGTCCTGCGCATTGCGACGACGAGCGTCAAAAACAGTTGGGTCATAAGCCATTAGCGTTTCGCTCCATAACTCTCAAATTGTGGTTTCTGTTGCTGTGCAACTAAAACCTTCATCATTTCAACATCTCTACGCAAAGACTCAATTGCCTGAATCAACGAAGACACAATCTGACGAATAGCAACAGCATCCGTCGACTTCAAGGTCGTTACAACAGGGATTGACAGTGGTTCCATCATGAGAATATTGATGTCCCCAAAACAATCTGGTCGCTGTCACCACTAACAGGGCTAGCCAACTTAATAGAAGTAATTGCACCATCAGCAATAGCAGCAGTCTGAATTGCACCAGCAGTAAAGTTTGTACCTGCTTGTAGTGCATCAACAAAGTTCTTAACAGCAGTAAAGTTACCATTAACCTCAGAGGCTTCAGCAATAGTTGCGTCAACAAATGTATTCGGAATAGTTAGAGCCATTATCCAGTGACCTTTCGATTGTTATATTTATAGGCAATGCTGTCAATGCCCCATTCGCCACCAGTCGGACCAGTAAACAACAGTTGCACACATCGTGCCAACCCAAGATTAGAACCACGACGAACCTCTGCACCTTGAGCAATTACACCCCATGTGCCACTTCCCCAAAGCATTGTCCCCCACTGTCCACCACTAGCAGAAGCAGGTAGCACAATATCAATACTCTTACGCTCGTTACCAACCGCTTCTTCAAAATTATGAAACACCTTGACATTCAATGTCCGCTGTGTGTCCACCTGCTTAAGAACAAAGTCTGGTCTACGAAACATCTTCTTCATCGAGTAATTATTTCCATCAACCCAACCTGTGCGATAATAAGTTGAAAAATTGACTTCAGCCTGACCAATAAAATCTGTTTCAGAAGAAAACACTTCCACCTCCAACACTCTCGGAAGTGTTGGATGCATCAAGGCCGGCACACTAACACCAGCAGTTGTCTTAAAATCTGTTCCACCAACAAGACCGAGACCATCAGCAGAAGACAACCTATTCCAAGAACCACCCTGGCCAATGCTTGGGTCATAAACAAGATTGGACGTCACTTCGGTTGCAGCAACACCAGTTGAGTATGGAACAGCAAGCCACACCCTACGATTAACATAAGACACACTTATCTTATTGCTGTAGTTGCTGTTAATGTATCCAAGTGGATACACAGCCTTAAGGTTCTGAAACAAGTCAACAACTGTGTTTCCGTTGTAGTAAAACAATCCTTTGAAACCAACATAAAAATACACACCCTGTTCAGACGATGCAATATGGGTCGGTAAATCCACACCAAGATTAGACGACAACTCAACAACATTGTGGTCAGTCGAGTCATACCCAAACAAAACATAAATAGCCTGTGGCTTAAACACAACCAAGTGTCCGGAAACAACAGCAAGACCTGTTATGCCATCTCCACCACCATTGAAGTCAATGTAATCAGCTTCAAGCCAATCTTCAGGCAAACCTTCATGAGACCATCGCAAACGGTTAGGATAAACAACACCATTCTCTTTTGTGTTTGCAACAAACATTTTGTTTGTGTGCTGAATTGCATGCTCCGCCTTAGGAAAATATCCACCAACAGGACTAACATAAGCCTGCCAGGTAGGACCACTTGCAGTCAAAGCAGTTGCGTACGTGTTGGCAACTTCCCACTCATACGTAGCAACGCCAGCTTGTCCGGTCGTAATGTACATCGTCTTGCCCCACTGGGCAAGCGATGAACCACTAATACTAGCAGAAACAATAGGAGTACCAGAACCAAAATCCAAACGAGTAAAATTTGTACCAGTACCTTGATAAACAGATGTTTCCGTAGTCAACATCAAATACTGTGAAGAACCCTTGAACCATGTAAGACGCTTAGGAGCCCAAGTGCCAGAGACAGCAGTAGTGTTAATCTCCCTAAACGCTCCACGGCTAAACAAACCACCACGAGGGTCAATCTCAACATTCAACATGTCAGGAGATTCATTATCAGCCAACTGAAATTGGTCAGCACGAAGGTTAAGACCGCCAGTAAAATCGTCACGTCGTTCAATAACAATCTGTGACATTACAAAGTCCTACCAAGAGTCTGCAACCAACGCCTCATCGTTGGATACTGCTTACCGCCAGACATAATAACGGGCTGTGCACTAGAAGCCTTCATCAAGTCTCGCTTAGCAATAGCAACACCTTCTTCAAAGGTACCAAGATACATAGCAGCCAACTGAGCATCCTCTTGACGCTGATACACACGAGCAAGAACAAAATACGGGAGGATTGCATGAAAGAATTCATCAAGGTCAATGTTCTCGGTAATGTCCGTTAGCCAGGTATAAACAGGATTACGAAATGCTCGCACAGTCATGGGGTAAACAATGTCCGGCTTAGCCCACAACTGTATCTTCTTATCCCAAAAACTATAAAAATATGGTCGGCTAGGAACATCCAAGTTACCCAACCAAGTCTCCTCGGCCTGATTGTAATCAATCAAGGTAAGCCTTGCACCCTGAGTCGATGTGTCCACAACAGAAATGATTTCTCGAATATCCCCAATTGTAGATATTGTGTACTCACGCTGGTTAGCAACAGTGTTAAACGTATACGTTTCCTGCAGTATCGGCCAACGGCGTTCTAACGCATAAATGCGTTGAAACCCCTCCCGAGCAAACTGGTCAATAAGAGTATTAGACAAATCCGTTTCATCAAGGTCAGCCATGTCACGGACCTGCGAACGTAATGTTGTCAATGTAATAGCCATTAAGCCTCTTTTTTAGACCTTAGGTGTCCTATACAAAAATCTGTCCCACGGGCCTTAGGGCCCTCACATGTATCATCGTTAGCTGTGCAACGATTACGTCCGATATACGGACCTGATGGAGCAGCAAGGCGAGCGCCTTCTGCATGGGCTAGACGGGAGTGCTTAGTAGTTGGCTCCCCGTATAGAGTATGAGCAAGTTTTGCCGATTGGTTCATACCAATAGGCAAAATTGTTACCTATCTAGTACATCGAACCTTTTGAAGAACTCTTCTTCATTGACTTCATGTTACTCATTGCCTGCATCTTCTTGGCATCCTTTTTCGCTGGAGCCATCTTCTTAACTTTTTTCTTCATAGCCATAATTACTTGCCTACCTTATCTAAGTTTGGACGAACTTTATAGTTCTTATCTTGCTTAACTGACACTGAACTTTGACCATACAAACCTGGAGCCGTAACAGTCCCAGACTTTGGAGTTGCTTTTGCATGATTATCTAATTGACGATAGTTGTATGGCATTTTGTTCTCCTAAAACTAAAAAACTAAATAGATTGGGGGAACGGGAAGGTGGTTCCCGTCCCCCAAATCAGATTACTTACTTGCGGTAAATTGATACCGTGTTTGCTGCAGTGAACACCGCAACATACGATGCCGATGATGCTGCTGCAACCACAAAGGTTGCTGCTGCACCAACAAGTGTTACACCCGAAGCCGCTGCGGTTACAGTGATTGAATAAGTTGCTGCTGCAACGTTAACAACAGTAAACTCAAAACTCGAGCCTACTGCTTCATCTGTAAATGCTGCACCCAACAATGCGCCAGTTGGCGTAGTGAGGGTACGGTTTGATGTTGGTGTCATGGTGTAAACAACCTGACCGGCACCAGCCAAGTCAGATGCTGTTTGAACAGTTGCTGCATCAGTAGCAGCAACAATGGTTACCTTCTCTACTTTTGATGCCCATGTCTCTACACGCTTACGTGTGAGAGCACCATCTGTATCATTTGCTAATAGTGGCATAATATTTCTCCTTGTTTTCTAGTTGTTGAACTTAGGCTGTCTTAGCGGTCAGTTTGCCTTGCTTGGCACGGTTACGTACAGTCAAGTTGCCGTAGCACATGATGAGCGCATAGCGTGCATCTGTGTCTTCTGGCGAAATAAATGCGGTCTGTGAGAACCACTTATCTGAGTGACCAACCAAAGTGATGTACTTGCTGTTAAGGAAGTAGAACACGCCAGCGGTGCAACCAGTGTCGTACATTACAGGAGCAGCCTTGAACAACAGGTTCTGGAATCCAGCATCTGCAGTCTTGGTGTCCGTGTAACGGAGGTTTGGTTGAAGCAATGCTTCGTACTTCTCAAACAAAGTCTGAGTTGTCAACAATGTGTCTGGGTGGTCATTACCAACAGAAACGCTGTTGTAGGCAGTTGCCATTTGGGCAAGAGTCAAAGCAGTTGCAGTGTTCTCTTCGTATGACTTCCACCATGTGTAGGTGCTTGAGTCAATACCACCAACGGTGTTGCCGGACTCAACCAAGTTGCCAAGGCCGTTCCAGTTCTTTGAGCTGTTGCCAGTTCCGTCACCGAAGAACATCGTGTTGAAACCTTCACGCATGGACTCTTCAGCCTGCATGATTTTTGCTTCCAACAAATTGATGATTTCCTGGTCTCCGTTGTTCTTGGCTTCTTCCATACCACTGATAGAAATCGAAGCAGCGTATTGACGCCATTCAAATTCTGCAGCAGAGATGCCTTCTTGTGGAGTAAGCGCAATTGAGTCGTAACCCGAGTACGAACCAACAGTGCTGTTAAGTCCGTAAATGAGTGGCTCTACAATTTTCGTACCGCCGTTAAGCATACGAATGCGACCCTTCTCCATCAGGGCGTAAGTCAACGGACGTGCAGTAAATACGTTGTCCGTGAGAGTCTTGCGATAGTTCGCAAGGGTTGTTGTTAATAGATTATCAAAGTTGCTGTTTGCAGCGACCATATAGTTATCTCCTTGGGTTAAGCGTTAAGCATGTTGACGCTTTGCAGCCTCAAATGCTTCTCGCAATGATGTAATTGGTTTTGCAGATACATCTGCACTGGCAGCGGAACCGCCACTACTCACAACTGAAGCCTGACGCTTAGTTTGCACAACCTTGGCACGGTCCTCTTCAGCTTTAGCCTGAAGTTGACGTACACCCATAGATTGTTCATACACTCGGTCAAACGCCACTTGCTTGTAAACCGACTCTAAATCTGTACTTCCCAAAGCCAAAGCTTTGGCAACTACTTCGTTAGCATCGAAATCTGCACCGTATCGTTTCGTCAACATCTCAACAGTCTTTTGCAACTCATCCATGGCTTTATCTTGTTCAAAAGCCATAACTCGTTGCTCTAACAGTCGGTACTGCTTTTCAACTGGGTCTGCGTACAGTTCTTCATCTGAAGCTGGCTGTGCAACACCATAATGTTGTTTAAGCAGTTCTAAGGTCGCAGTGGGGTCCTTTTGCAAAGCTTCTTGCAAAGCACCACCAAATTGAACTTGTCGCCGTTGCTCACTGAGTTCCTGTGTCTTGCGAGTATAATCCGCTTGACGCTGGTATCCAGAAAGCGCCTCTTTGAGAGGAACCCGAACTTCTTCACCGTTAACTTGCACAGAAACGTATTTGTCTCCGTACTCATCAACAGGAAGCATTTCAATTTCCTGCTCACTTAGGCTCTCAATTTCTTCAATGGCTAAAGTTGTTTCTCCTTCGCTTTCTAACTCAGGGACAACTTCTTCTACTGATTCATTGCTTACTACTTCACTCATGGAGTCCTTTCAAGGGGTTGCTCTATAGTTATATATTTATCGTTACATTTGTGGTGGCATGCCTGGTGGCATGCCTGGTGGCATCTCCGGTGGCATGCCAGGAGGCATACCAGGAACCTGTGGAGGTAAACCTTGCGGGGATATTGGTGCGGGTGCCATCTGTGGCTGAATCACAAATGATTCTGCCGAACGAATACCAAAACCATCACCAAGTACGTAAGCAGCAAGTTTCGGCATATCAATAATGCCAGCACCAGCAAACGGAGCCATTGCATCTACAACCTGCATTGCCATCTGTCGCCTGAACGACTCGTTTTGCGGCTGGGTAGAACCAGCCTCAACTTCAAAATCAAACTCACCCTGCACACTTGCACGGTCAAAGGTCAACCACAACTGAGGTTGCACATTCCCCGAAAGACGAACAACCTGTTCGCCTTGCAAGAACTGCTGTGCAATCTGTACCAACTTCTTGGCAACATCAGCAATAGAACGCTCAACAATAGCCAACTTGTCAGCAGCACGAGAATTAGATGCATCTTGAATAATGCCAGCCTCAGTTGCAGTACGACGAATCTCAGGAAGAGCTCCACGTGCATAGTCAGAAATACCAGTCACACGGTTAATGTCGCTAGTAATCAGTTCAGACTGATTGTAAAACTCTGGAGGGTTAATAACAGCAGGCATCGGACTAATAACACCCGAGATAGATTCATCAGAAATCACAGGAACCAAAACGTTGTCCTCATCTGATTCTAAGGCTGACCTACCGTCGGCATCAAATGCCGACTCCTTGTACAGCCACTTACGGGAATAACGCTTACGGTGATTCATCATCTGAGTACGAGTTTGGTTAAGTTCTCGTTGCAGAGGTTCAATAGCCTCAAGTTCACCCATCGGGTAGAAGTGACCCGGAACATCGTAGTTCCTAATCATCGTGTAAGGATGCCCGAACGAAAACGGTATCTCCATTGGTGCAACTAAAAATGAATCAGAACCATCACAAAAAATAGACATTGTGTTGCGCTCAATGTCGTAGTACTCCCAAATCTCAACATAAGAGTCATCAACTGAATAAGAACGACGAGGCTTACCAGGCTCCATGCCCCACTTAGAATAATGCGAAGGACTGGCATCAGCACGGGCTTTCGCACGATAACGCTTATCGCGTTTCACATCCTCAAGAGGTCTACGCACACGCTGTGCAATCCATCGAGCATCTTTCATCGTTGTTGCGTCAGCATCAACAAACATATCAGCAGGGTCAATACGCTCAACAAAAGGTCTGTCCTCTTTAATAATCATTGTTGATTCAGTTACGGACTCTGGACTAGAACTGCTCAAATCATCAGAAGACTCGTAAGAACCAGCAACTGCTTGTTCTTCTTCAACAAAACGATAACCAGTCTTCACCCAACCATGGCCCATAATCAAGAAGTCTTTGATTGAACGACGAAACTCCTCTTGACATTCAAAGTGTCTCCACCAATAGTTGATGATTTCTTCAGTAATAATGCTGCGGTCTTTGTCATCATAGTTACGAGCGTTAACAGTTATCTTCGGGTAGTTAACTGAGACTGATGGGCTAAGAACGTTAATGGTTGCAAAAGCAATGTTGACCAACAAACGGTCTTCATCAGAATCGGCAAAGTATTGCTTGCCGCGATACATGTCAACCATGCGTTTCCAGAGGTCATCAAAACCTTCTTCACGTCGCCACCTCGTTGACTGCTCAATATGGTCACGGTATCCCTTGAGTAAATCGTAATTAGATTTGCGAGCCATTATTTAACTCCCTTAATAGATGAACGCAATTGCCATCTCCACTTTTTATGCTGACTATCACGGTCGGCAAGGAAATTACAAATGCCCTGCTCATTCGCTTTTGTGGCTTCTTTGAATGCTTTATCAATCTGTTTAATCAAACCATCATTCATAGCAAACAAAACAGTAGCCATATCCAGAGGATTCGGCTTAGCGGTAACAGGCTTAACAGATTGCAAGTCAGCAAAATGCTGCAAAGCAAAAGGAACGTAACAATCCAGTTTACGTATATTCTCCGCAAGAGGGTCAATAGCGGAATCAACATCAACATAAATTGTTTCGAACAATTCGTGATACTGTGCAAAATCGGGTCCCTCAACATTCCAATGAAAACCATGAGCAGTAAACTTCATAGCAACAGTATCAGCAAGTAAAACCTTCAAACAATAATCAAGAGTGTACTTCTCAACCATTAATCCTCTTTCCCAACATTGTCTTTAACACCATCATGCCAACCAATATGCCCATCAATTTTGCTGCCAATTTTGTCCACTTTATTACCAATGAGCCGTAATAAAATGCGCCCTTCATTGTGCTGGTCGGTGTTCTCTTTTCGGAGTCGTTGTAATACGACGACAACTGGTCCCATGAGGATTGCGACGACAATGGGAACCCAGACTGGTTCCACGTCACACCCACCGCTGCCCGACTGGTTCAGCCTTTATACCAGCCGACTCAGCTTGTCGCATCTGCTCACGCTGACGCTCAACAACAGTAGGTCCGTGAAAATCCTCTTTGCCATAAGTAAAACCCCACTTAATGCCCTTAATGTGGCATTTGAAACAAATAGAACCCCTTCTCGGTAGTTCTACTTCCATAAAAGTGGATAAACAATCCAAACAGCGAAATTCTTCCATAACTATTAAGGCAGTTCGTTACTTTGAGATGTTATAGGAGCCAATCGGCTCCGCTTTCTTCACATCAACCTTCTTGATGTACTGTTCCCACCAACCAAGGGTATTCTTCTTAATAGTTATATTCGGCTTATACTCAGGAAGCCAAACATACTTCAACATCTGATTCGTAATCGCTAAAGACATTACCCGGTCATCATGTGGCGAACCATGCATCTTGCCACTAGATTCACGCACAAACGTGCGTAATTCAGCCATCGTCTTACCATCGTACAAAGAGAGACTCTCATCACGGATTGCAGCATTCAACTCATCAATGGCCAAAGGCTTCGAAACGGACGTAGTTCTCCAACCAAACGTCTCACTAATCTGTGGATTCCGATGGTTCATCTTTCGCTGACGAAAGATGTTCCTGTAACCAGACCTCTGCAAACCCTTCAAAGTAGTCAAACCGTGGTTATTTGATTCCACACCAATCAAGGCAGAGTTGTAATAATACCCAATCTGCCTAAGTATCTCTTCACCAAAGATGTCAGGGTCCACATGTCCATGCCAATGTGCAACAACCATGCCAGTGCCAGCAGAAATAATGTGAGCTGAACTAAAGTCTCCATGACCCAAACCTTCTGCAACGTCAGCACCAATTACGTAAGTCTCACCACGAGATGGATAATCCCAAATAGCAAGAGCTCCACCATCGTCCACAAAATCATAACTATTACGTCCAGGTGATGCCTTCAAGTATCCACGGTCGGGTTCAATCGGTTCAATCAGTCGTATCGCTTCAAGGTCAAAAACCGGACGACCAGAACGGATAAACGCTTCATCAGGGTCATCAGGATATTCCTGTGCCATCTGCCAATCAGGCAGGTCTGCCTTCTTGGCGTCGTACCATGCTTGGTCACGGTCTCCAGCAGACCAGGGAAAAAAGATTCCAGTAAAACGGTTTGTTCCTGTTTGAGAACCAACCCACAATTCGTGGAATATATTCCCTTCACCGTTGGCTGTGCTCAAACAGTTAACACGTCCACCTACGTCTGCAATCGGTTCAATAGATGCCCAAGCTTCAGCAGCATTAGGGATAAACGCCATCTCGTCAATGAACACTCGATACACAGATTCTCCACGAGCAGGGTCATTACCAGAAGGTAATGACTCAATAGCAGAGTCATTAGCAAACACCATCTTCAATTGGTTATCGGACAGCAGGTCAGGCCCACGCTGCCGAACCCAGTTCGGCATCATCTTGTAACCGTACTTAGTTTTCTGTAGCAACTTGGCTGCTTCACGCTCTGTGCGTGAAAGCATTACAGTAAATCGGTCAGGCCAAAAGAATGTTTCCCAAAAGGTAAATGTAGCTGCCAGAGTAGAAAACCCAATCTGACGTGCTTTTAGCACAATCGTGTATCGGTCCTCAATCCAGCATCGCACAGTTTCAATCTGTGCTTCACGCATGTCAAACTTGATACGACCACGCTCAGGATGTCTGATATGCCAATAGTTTGCACAGAAATGTGAGAAAGCAGCAA